AATGAAAGCGTCACTGTCTTTGCGGCAGAGGTTCCCCAGTTAAGGTGAGAAACAGTGTTGCCTTCGCATCGTGTAAAGACAATCAGCCTCTGACCCGCTGCTATGGATGCGTCAGCCGTTGTTGTCTGTACCTTCAGTGCGTGGGTGAAATCTGTTGGCACTACAGATGTCTCTTGGCTGACCGTGAAAGCACCATCTGAGCTATGAAAATGAGCAAACCTGTCAAGGCTGTAATTTACACCCGCGCCAAAGCCAGTAAACGAGGTGCCGCGAGCACTTATTTTCATCCCACCGTTGATGATGAGGTTCCTGCCCGTGATGCCGCCAGCATCAGCCGCACCGGCGAGGTCTGCAAATTCTCTGGCTCGTGACATGACGGGTTACTCCTTATGCGTAGGGGCTGTCGCCAAGGGTGTCGGCATCCCAAGCGGCTTTGAGGCTTGCGATGTCAGAGGCCGCATCAATCGCAGCGGCGGCAGGCGCGTCACGCAGGGCGTTCTTGGCGGCGGCAGACGCGGCCTTTGCGTCGGCGTCGTCAGCCTCGAGCGCCTTCATGTAAGTCACGTCCTCTGCGTCAAGCAGTGGGCCGCGAACCTCGCGCACCTTGTCGCGGAACAGTTCCTTCGCCTTGGCCAAGTCTTCGCTGATTACGTTGCCCGACAGCGACCAAGCGCCTCGGAAGTCACGGTTTGCAGGAACGGCAGCGGCTGAAGCATCAATCTGATTACCGTCCTTGTCTACGATGTAGGTTGTCACAGCCATCGGGGTACTCCTCTATGCGGCTACTTTGATTTCATCAGAGATGCGCCAAGCGTTACGCCAGACACGGGTTTGCGGTAACTGCCCTTTCCGACAGATCACCATCTTTGGGCGGTTGCCCTCGTCCCAATTCTGCCAGACGTGCTGCGGCACATCCTTCTGAATTAGGTATTCGATTGCCTCTTCCTCGGTCATAGGACCGACAGGCGGTGTCTCATGCAGCAAGTAGCCGCGAGTGTGCTTCTTAAAGTCGGGCTGCGCCTCGTCCTTGGCCAACTCCCAGTAGACCCACACAGGTGGCAGGATGCCGCCCTGCAACGCTGCTGCCATCCAGTTAGGGTCCGGCACCAGTATCTTGGCGCACTCGTCGATGCTGTCCTCGTAGACGACACGGTAGTCGGACTGGTGCGGCTCAAGGTTTTCCTTCGCCCAGCAGAGCCGGTCCCACAGATGTGTGCCGGTGAAGTCAGGCGTCATGCGAGGTCTCCCATCACTGTAGTGCAAGTTTCCCTGTCTTCTCTTGTGCCGTTGTCTACAGTTAAAATGCTGTATGCGGAGGTGGTCCTGTCAAACCAAGTTATATTTGTCATGTTGCCAGCACCAGTGCCGCCAAACGGCCCTGTCGTTATTGAAAAGTTTGCGCTACTTAAAGCCGAACTAAGAGAAAAAGTCATTTCACCAGTGTCATCATCAGAAACACTGCTAACACTTAAGGAGTCTGAAATCACAGGAGTTCCGCTGCTATATTCTGTTGCGGCCCATACCTTGCTAGAACCATTCACGACATAATCGGTGGTCAGCGAACCCGCAGTCGAGTGGGTCAGGGTGTCTGCTACGATTGTGCCAGCCATTATGCGAGGTCTCCGTGAAATACAAGATGCTCTCCGTCACCCGCACTAATATCGTGTGGCGCACCATTCGTACTTGCATCAGTCATTAACTTAGAAAGCATAGGACACGCACTGGTTGTTTTTGAAGAGCCTGAATTTTGAATAATATTGAATAGAGAATTACCAGTTCCCCCACTAGAACAACCAGCCATAGCGTAGTGTGCGTTTCCATAAGAATTTGTAAAGTTGACGGTTGCCAGACCTGTACCTGCGTCTGTCATTGAACTGACTGAAAAACTGTCAAACGTAGTAATCCCAGACGAAAACTCATATACGACCCACGCCTTCGCCAGCCCCTGCTGCAACTGGAACGTCGCTGCGCCGCCCTCAGAGGTGACCGTCACATTACCAGCCGCAGTCTTGCCGGTCAGGTTGTCTGCGATGATGGTACTCATGCGAGGTCTCCGTGGACTTGAAAACTTAAAAACCTGTCTACATCGCTATTGCTGTCAGAGTCGGTGTGCCGCATGACAAGCCTAGAGGTAGTAGGCGAGCCTTCCGCATCCATTTCATTCAATGTGTTGTTTTGGCCTTCGGATAAGCCAGAAGGGCTAAAAGAAATAACAGACATTGCGTTCGTAAAGTTTACATAAGGATTGCCAGTTGCTGCGTCAGTGACGGATGCAACATTCAAGGAATCTGGGCCTAGCGTATTGGTTGCTACAGAGAAACTCTCGCCAGTTGCTTGATTGTAAAAACCATACACTTTAGCAGCCGCTTGCTTCGTCAGCGTAGCCGCACCGCCGCCTGTGCTCTGGATGGTATCTGCCTTCAACGTGCTCATGCTATCACCAATGTCCCGCCGCTGGTTACTGTCAGGGTGACGCCGCTGCCCACAGTCAGCGGACCAGTGGCTAATGCGTTCTCGTCGGCATCAATCGTGGTGTTTGTGCCAAGCGACTGAGCGTTGACCCGAAAGATCGCCGTCTCAATCTTTGTTGTGGTGGTCGAGTATTTAGGGGCCACGATGTTGCCGGTGAACGTGCCGCCAGCAGACGCAGACACAGTGTCAGCCACCGTGAAGATGTCATAGACAAGGATCTCGACGATGTCGTTGGCAGCCAGCGAGGCAAGGCCGCTGATGGTGTTAGTCGTGGTGGTGTTGTAATCGGTGCCAGCAACTAGCAGGACGCCGTTGAGGAATACATCGACATATGCGCCGTCAGCAAACGACAGAGTGACCGCGTTGTCGTCAGCGCCGGACAGGCTCGTCTCGCCGCCAGTTGCGGTGAAGTAATACCTAGCGCGGACGCCAGTGCCGTCAGGAGATTTGCCGATGTAAGCCATTATGGTGTCTCCAGTGCGGTCAGTCGCGCCTCAAGGTCGGCACGTTGCGTCTCAAGGGTTTCAATCTTTGCAATCGCCTCTTGCAATGCGCCGGTCAGCAGCGGCACCAGCTTTGACTGGTCGATGCCCTGCATAACTGCGTTGCCGTCAGCGTCCACCTCGTTGTGGGTGCCGGTAACAGCCTCTGGCACGACGGTCTGCGCCTCGTGCGCCATAAAACCGTCAACCGTGACGCTGTCGTCAGCAATGAAGTTGAACCGCTTTGGCTGTAGGCTTTTGACACGGGCAATGGCACCGGTCATGTCCACGGCGTTTTCTTTGAGGCGGTGGTCTGAGGATGTGTTGTAGTTGACGCCAGTGCCGCCTGACCGTGTGATTGACCCGGTGACAGTGCTGTCAGTGTAAAATACAAAATGGTCAGGCTGGTTGCTGACAGAAATGCTGGCGTAGTTGTAGCTTGAGGCGTCATTCCTTTCTACATTTACCTTTGCCCTTGTTGTCGAACCTCCAATGTAAACGACGCCGCTATCTCCAATGGTCATGCGGGCAGTGTTGTTTGTCAAAAGCTGAAGCTGATGATTTGTTAACGTGCCAACAGTACCCCCAGAACCACCAGCTTGCATGAACATCTGGATAGATGCACCGCTGTTCTCACACATTACAATGTTGTCAGCGCCAGAACTTGACACAACAAACTTTTGGGATGGTGAATTTGTCCCGATGCCTATTTTATTGGCGGTAGTTACATTCAACCCTGCGCCAGATGCGCCACCGCTCCTGATGTTCACAGCATTGGCTGCACCACCATCATAGCCGACAACATCTATTTGATTGGCTGTCTGGCTGTTAATAAACAACCCTGTGCCACTATTTGCGCTGGTGTTAAGAATAGCGATATCACCACTTGCAGAGGTGTTGAGATGCAGCGGTGCGGTGGGCGAAGCAGTAGAAATGCCCACACGGTTGTTAGCTGCGTCAACATAGAGAGTGTTGGTGTCCACAGTCAGGTCGCCGGTTACATCAACCTGAGACGCGCTGCTGATGCCGGCAGGCTTTACTCCTATATAACCCATCAGGTGATCTCCAAGATGCTCAGTGCCGTGTCCGCGCTGTTGGCCGTGTCGCTCTGAACCTTCAGAACGTCAGACGCCTCCATCACAATCTTCTGGTCGCCCCCGACCGGGACCAGTGTGCCGCCAGCCGGGACCGGCGCATTAACGACAATGAAGATGTTGTCGCCGTCGGCGTTCTCCAGCTTCACGTCAACCGTGATCTGGCTGCTGGTGATGTTCGCAATCGACATGCCGATGATTGTCGTCTCAGTCGACGATGGGCATGTGTAAATTGTCATATCGGCGTTTGCGCCCGTGCTACTGCCGTCGAATGTTTTCAGTTTGAATGCGTTAGCCATTTTCTACCCCAGTGCGATTGCCAGTGCCACCGCCTCGCCAGCGGGGTCAAAATACGTTGCGCCTTGTGTTTGAAGGTTGTCGGTGTGAACCATCTTCTGCGCCGGCAGCGTACAGAAGACGGTGCGCGTGCCGGCGGACCAGCTTACCGCCGCGTCGCTGTTGCTCGATTGCAGGATGGTCGTGCGCGCCAGCGTTGTGCCGGAGGCGGTAAACGTGCCGATGCCGATCTCGAAATCGGTGCCGTCGGTACAGCAATAAAAAGTGGTATTGCCGTCGCCAACCTCAGCGAACGTCTCAAAGCCGGTGAACGACCCTGACAGGGTATAGGTTCCGGTGCCTGTTGTTGTCGTCTGCTGCTTTACGCGGTCTTTCAGCACCAAAGCCATTTTGTCACCTATGCTGCGGTGATATCGAGATCACCCGTCGAAATTTTCAGAACGTCCCCGTTTTCAATCGTCTTGGCGGCAGTGAATGCGCCGTGGATTAAAAGATTGCCCGAGGAGGCTGCGTCGAAGACGCCGAAGTGCGAGACCGAACCCCACGAACCGGTGGCTGCCGCAAACTCAATCGCCGCGCTGTTCGAGGTTGTGCCGGACGACGCCGCGCTGAACGTGGCGGCGACGCGGCTGTAATTGCTGCCGCTCAATTCGGTGCCACTGTTGTCGTCGCCAAACGACCCGGTCGACAGGCCAACATAGACGGCACTCGGCATCGTGTAAGATCCGACGCTGAGGATGTGGTCTAGGATTTCGTTTTCAAGGTAGTCAGACATTGCAGACATTTTTAGCTCTCCGCTGCTGCGTTTTGCCGGGCATAAATGCTGCTGATTTGCAACGACCCCGTGCCGTAATGTGCGCGCTGCTCGTCAACCTTGATCTCTTCAATCGCAAGGTTGAAGCGTTGCAGGTACTGCGACGCGCGCTGTTCGTCTAAAAGGTAAGCATACGCCTCCGCGAGCGCCCCGTATAGATAGGCATCAGGCGAGCGCGTCAGGATGTTGTTGGTCGCGTTGCTGTCTGACAGGGCGGTCACCGTGCCGATGTAGATGATCTCGGCGGTGTATCCGCTGTCAGGAACCGGACGCAGCTTCATCTCGTCGCCGACAATACTGAAGCCCAGAGGCTTGCTGGTGCCGCCAGACGAAAACTTCTGATCAAGCGCGACCGGGCTGTAGTAGGTCAGCACCGTAACCGGCGTCGTGTTTAGCTTGACCTCTCGAACCTCACGCAAGTCTGTCGGCAAAGCGATATACTCGTCGCCTGACGTCAGCGTTGCGGTTGCGCGTTTCTCCTGACTGCGCGTCTCAAGCTCGCGAGACATGCGCGCCTCGGCAAGTTGAATAAAGTCGGGGATGACGCTGGTAAGGTCGTCACGCGCGAGGAAGTTGGCTATCGCCGACTTCAATTCGGTATAGGTCGAGATCGCCATTATAGCCTTCCGCCGCCTGTTCTGAACGCTTGGTTCTCACTGTCGTTCAGCCACGCCTTCCACGCCTTTGGGTTTTCGCGGATCGGGCCAAACCTCTCTAGCAGGTGATTATATACCACGTTCGGTATTTCCGCCACATGCTGTAGGTGACGCTGCGTGTTGCCGATCATAGAGCCGGGCTGGTAGTCGCCGGCCATCTGCTTGTTGATCTTCAGCAGGTCGCCAAATTCCTGCCGCTGCTCAATGACAGAAGACCCGTCGCTGTTCTGGTGCAAGGACACTTCCTTGCGGGTGCGCGGGTCGGTGTAAAGGTATCGTTTCATTTTGTCCTCATAGAGAAGGGGGCGACCGAAGCCGCCCCCTAGCTAGATCAGGAACCGCTGAGATCGAAGATCGCGGCGTGTGCCTTCGGTGCGGTCGGCTTGAGCGCCCACTCGCACAGGATGTGGCTGTCCGTCGCGTCGCCGGTCTTGGCGAGGTCTTCCTCAAGGAAGTTACGACCGTTCAGCGTGCAAAGCGACACGAAGTCCGGGTCG